GCTGGTGTATCTGCAGCATTTGTAATAGCTGTTTCCATCTCAGCACATTTAGTTCTAACAGCTGCTCTATGGGTTGTGATAGCTGATGGTACTGCTGTACCTGCATCTGCTTTTCTAATTATATACCAATCCGTATCTTGTAATATTCCTGCAGCTTGTTGTTTTATTGTTCTAATTAATTGTGTTTTTAAACCTTCAACTGCAACATCACCTACATCTTTACCTTCTGGTATTAAATTATCTGTTTTATCTTGTGATGTCCATAAAGTATCTGCATGTTTTTTAGCTGTAGCTGTACCCCATGATCTAGTTACTTTACCACTACCAAATGTATATGATTCATTGGTATTAATATACCATTTCTCATCTTTAAAGTTTGTACTATCAGTTTCAATCTCATAGATACCTATTGCTTCTTTCTCATCTTTAGTCCATTTGTAAAATATATCTTGTGGGTATTGATTATTATTTAATACAAATCCTTTAGGACTAGTAAATATTTTTGTAATAGATCCTGATTCTACTAATGCGTACATAATTCTCCTATGATAATGTTAATGCTTGGTTTCTACCAACTTCAATCCATTTAGATCCATTATATCTAAATACAAATACATCACCTAGATTAGCTGTTGTTGTTAATGTTGGGGCTGTATCTGAGGCAAATTCATATACAGCGTTAAATGTTAAAGTTCTCGAACCTGTTCCATCTTGTATTACAAGTATTGATATAAACTGACCAGTGGTACTATTAGTAGGAGCAGCTAATGTTCTATTACCACCTAAAGTTAATTTACATACATCTTGTGTTGAAGCATCCCAAGTAACTGTTGCTTGGTCTGTAAGTGTAGCTTCACTGTAATTTAATTTAGCAGACGTAATTAAATCATCTGCTATATCTGAAGCTGTTAATGCTTTCGTATTTGGTTCTTGTCCAATATAAGACATCTTACGTTATCTCCATTATGGAAAGTGTTCCTGATAGTTTATCTGCTACAGAACAATCAATTTGAATTTTATCTCCTGCTTCAAGAACTACTTTACCACCAGATAATATTTCAAGTGAACTACCTGTTGGTATATTTACATCTTTAACTAAAAATGATGTACCATTTGCAACGTTATTTGCACCACCTCTACTTGATGTTGTACTAACAAGTTCTACTTCTGCAGTTACTGCAGATGTATTAATGTTAGACAATATCAAACCTAGTACAACTGTTGTTGCACCTGAAGCTACTGTATACATTACATATGGCGTACCAGCGGAAGCAGGTTCTGCTGCAAAGTTTACTACCTTAAAAGTATTTGCCATTTATTTTCTCCTATTTACTTATATATATTATATCGTTATTTTTAAAAAAGTCAATGATTATTAACCTAAAGCTATAGCTAAAGCTGTTGGATCATCTGTACTAAATCCTGCACTAGATAGATATGTTTTTACATCTGTTAATGCTACTTGTTTCATAGTACCAGCATCATTTGCAACTAATCTATCTGCATCTACTAAAGTTGTAGAACTAGCTGATGTATCTCCATCTATTATATTTATTTCACTAGCTGTAGAAGTTACACCATCTAAAATATTTAATTCAGCTGTTGTAGATGTAACCCCATCTAAAATATTTAACTCTGTAGCTGTAGACGTAACACCATCTAATATGTTCAGCTCTGCTGCTGTAGATGTTACACCATCTAAAATATTCAATTCAGCAGTTGTTGAAGTTACACCATCTAATAAGTTTATCTCTGTAGCTGTAGCAGTTACTGCTACGTCTTCATTTATTTTTGGTGAAGTTAATGTTTTATTTGTTAATGTTGCAGTTGAAGTCGCTGAAACTAGTCTAGCATTACCACCAGTGCTAGGAAGAGTTAAAACATTACTAGCAGACTCTGAGTGTGGTGCAGCTACTATTTGCTGACCATGAGAATTGTTTTCACAATTAAGTTGAAGAGTACCTTGATTAGTATTACCTTTAATAGTTACATGTCCTGTTCCATTTGGTGCTAATTCTATATCTGCATTTGATGTAGTAACAATATCTTGACCATTCATATCAAGGTCACCACCTAATTGTGGTGTAGAATCCTCTACTACGTTTGATATCGCACCTGATGTAGCAAGTCCTGCAACCACTGCTGATCTAGCAATTTTTTTAAGACCACCGCCTGAAGTATCTACTGCTAAGAATACATCATCATTAGCAACTGTAGATATCTCTGATAATGAACCTACTGCTATTGAATTAAAGTTTGTACCATCTGCAACTAAAATATTACCTGAAGTATTTGTACCCATAGTAATATCATCACCTGATACTGTAAGATCTCCAGAGATAGTTAAATTTCTAAGACCAGTTAAATCTTTATTAGAATCTACTATAACTGCTTTTGATGCACTTACAGTTCCTGCTGTAATACCATCAACTAAATTTAATTCTGCTGCTGTTGAAGTAACTCCGTCTAGTATATTTAACTCAGCAGTTGTGGATGTTACTCCATCCATAATATTTAATTCTGCTGTTGTTGCAGTTACACCATCAAGGATATTAAGTTCTGCCGTAGTAGAAGTTACACCATCTAATATATTAAGTTCTGCTGCTGTGGCTGTTACACCATCCAGTATATTTAACTCAGCTGCAGTTGATGTTATAAGTGTTCCATCTAAATTAATAGCATCAACATTTGCTGTACCATCTATAAATAAATCTTTAAACTCAAGAGAGGAAGTTCCTAAGTCTATATCATTATCTGTAATAGGTACGATTGCACCATCTTGTATTCTTAATTGCTGTACAGCTGCTGATGATACTTCAACATAAAATTCTAAATGATTATTTGTAGAATCAACTAATACTTTATTTAAAGCATCAGCATCTCTAATAGAACCAATAGGTCCACCTTCACCCGCAGTGCCATCATGCGTGTGTCCTGTTGTTGCATTAAATGCAGCTAATACCTGGTTAAACTCATCATTAGAATGAGCTGCAGTGATTGTATCACCTGTTGTATAACTTGACTGTCTTGCCGAATAGCCTGCCATTATCTTCTTCCTCCTGGGGTAAATTCTAATTGAAAGCCTTTAACTGAAAATGAGTCTGCACTATTTTGGTCATCAATCTGTAATGCTACTGCAAATCCTGAACCTTCTACTGATTGTCTTACTAATGGAACACCCGATGCATCATATAATGAACTACCATATTTAGCTGCTCCATATTGTCCAGCACCACCTACACTAGGTAATGCTATCTTTGTTGGTTGTGGTGTATTTTGATCATCATAATCATATCTCAAAGCTAAATTTGCATCAATAGAAGTTCCTTCACCTTCATAGTTTAAATTAACTCTTTGCATATATTTTCTTAGACCTGGATCACCCATTACCATATCTGGTGATCTATATACTGCCTGAATAGTAGTTGTAGTTGCACCTGTTGCAAAAGTATTTCCTGTTTCCATTTTATAAATAAATCCATCGTATCCACCAAATACTTGTGTCTCTACATTACTAATAAAATCTGAATCTGTGCATGCAGGTTTAATACCAACCATATCTGCATACTCAAACCCAATAGATCTTGTATTAGGATTATTTTTTAATACACCTATAATTCCTTTTGATGATAATTGTCCTGTTGCATCTACTGGATAAAATAATCTATATTGTGATTTATCTCTAATAACTACAGAAGATATTCTATCTAATGTAACTTCATCAATTCTAGATTGTATCTGTCTAGATATAGATCCAAGTTCAACGTCACCAATTCTTGCCGTACCTGCAATAGTTCTTAAACCATCTGGTGCTAAAAATATAACATCACCACCAATTTCTTGAATACTACCACCATCTCTGCATCCAATATTTCTTGTAACTTCTTGCACTGCAAATGTACTTGATGATGTTCCTGTTAATTTATAAATTCTATCTTCACAAAATATAATTAATTCATTTCTAAATACTTTTAATCCAACAACAGCAGAGTCAACTTTAAATGATCCTGCACCACTAGCAGTTGTAAAATTATCTTCTTCAAATGGTACACTAAATATAACTTCTTGTGAATTAGTTGCTCCAGCATAAAACATATGGTTTTGAAATGCTTTTACAAATTTAGGATTAGTTGGAGCTGTACCTCCACCTGTTGCATTTACTGCATCAACTGCAAAACTAGTATTAATTATTTGTGCAGCTGAGTGTCCTGTAGCAATAACTAATTTATCTGTACCATTAAAATTAAATTTTTCAAAATCGTATGCTCTACTAGATGTGCCTAACCCAGTTGTTAAACTTGTCCAACTACCTGATGTAGTTCCTCTGTGAATATCACCACCTCTAGCAACAATTATTTGTCCATTAAATATAATAGAACAATCAACTACTAAACTAGAATTACTAGATCCTTCAGGTACAATTGTAGTATTATATTGTGCTGTTCCACTTACACGTCTATATCCACCTTTAATATCAGGCTCAAAGTTTTGTAGTATAAGAGCCTCACCAGGAGACATAGAAAACACATCTTTATTAAGTGTTAAACCTCCTGCACAACTTACTACAAACGGTGATATAAGATCAGTAGTTGGCATTTATTAAGATCTCATCTTAAAAAGTTCTGCATCAATTTCTTTAACTTTATCACTGTCGCCTTTACTTTCAGCTTCTTCTCTTAATAACATTAGTTGTCTAACTCTGCTTTTATCTAAACCTGATACTTTCATATTTAATTTATCTTCAGCACTTTTTTCGCCATCCATGTTATCAACAACTTTCATGCCGTTTTTCTTTTGTTCTTCTTCCTTAATAGCCATTAACTTATTCTACCCCCTATTTGTGTTGTAATACTTTCTGCAATAGCATCGCTACGCATATAATCATTTTTAGTAGCATAATCTACTTTTAATAATCTAAGTTTTCTTTGGAAATCTCTATCTGCTAATTGTGCATGTTGTGGATCTGATCTAAGCATATAAGTATAATACTTAGCTCTATCTACAACTAAT